ACAATATCTCCCGCTTGCATTTCTGCTAAGAAGAGGCAAACTACAACGATACATTAGGTGATCTGCAATTTTTTTGCCACATTTAAAAGACCCATTTACGAACTCTTTTGCTCCGCTTTTTATATACATGGTTACTCTCCCATCATAGCGTCAAACAGAACAATGTCTTTTGTAGCCCTTACTCTTGTCGCAAACTTATTTGCGGAGTCTTCTTCTTCTACTTGTTCATCAAGCATTTTTCCTAAAAACCCCAAATCCATGAAAGAATTTTGGCTAAGAGCAAGGCCATATATTTCTTCAATAGACGCAGTTGTTTCTTCTTCAACTCGAATGTAAGTATCCATTATGGAGTTCAGATTAGAAAAATCAAAAGAAATATCTAAATTTCTAAGAAGAAGAATCTCTCCCCCTGTTCTTTCATTGATATGATTGAAAAACATGTTTGCGTGATCGTTTTCATGCGCAGCCTGTTCCTCAAAATATTTTGCAATATTGACGAGTTGTAAATCTTCGAAATATGCCTGTATCATCTTATAGATGTGCATATTGCGATATTCATGTAAGACTTGAAAGTTTAGAGCTTCATTTAATTCGTTAGATAGCCTCATTTTAAAGCTCCTTTATTATAACTTACCAAGCAACCCAAAAACCACATCCCCTACCACCATTACCAAGCAAAATAGTTGATATTGTCTGCAACTGTAAGAACATATGACCCAGTTGAATCAGCACCAAAAACTAAACTGCCACTTGAATTTACAACATATCCATTAGCTAACAAGCTACCAGACCTACTCAGTTGAGCCATATACCCAACCACAGAACCAAGGCTTGTATCTAGAGTTACCGCAGATCCATTTGTATGGACTGAGGTTACTGCCTGCGAACCTGTTGCAACAATTGATGTATCTTTCCATGCGAAATAGCTAATAACATCATTTGCTGTCAAGACATATGATCCAGTTGAATCTGCTCCAAAAACTAAACTACCGCTAGAATTTACAACATATCCGCCAGGAACCAAACTCCCAGAACGAGTAATGTGTGAAATATATTCTTTTACTGCGCCTATACCTGTATTGATGTTAACGGCAGAAGCATTGGTATGAACTGCTGTTACAACTTGTGATCCAGACACCATTGATTGCGCCACTTGCAGAGCATCAATTTCTACCTGTTGAGCGTTGTTAGTTGTCAAGGCTGTGGCAGATCCACTTTCCATAGTAGAAAGCAGTGTTCCCAAATTAACGTCTTGTGCCGCTTTCATGCTGTTATTCAAGTGGGTAATATTCGTTGCACTTAATTTTGTCATTTGTTATTCCTCCTATTATTACGATAAAAGCCGTATTTTATTTTTAGTTTTTTTATCAAATTGTCCCGCCTTTCCCAATGTTGGAGCCTGTTGCCCTGCTTTCTGCTCCAGATTCGGTAAGATCAGTATCCTTCTTTTGTGGGCGACCACCATCAGCAGTTCCACCATCTTTTCCACTTTGTTGGAAACCAGAGATTATTGGAGTAAGTTTATCTACAAACCCCGTTTCTTTGGCTTCAGCCAACTGCCTCTCAAAATCAAAAGGATTCATTCCAATCGAAGCGGCAATTTTCTGGGGAAGAACAATACCCAGAGAAGACAACTCAATTTGATGATCAAGTCTCTGTTGTCTATTATTATAGAATTGCGTTCCCTCAAAATTAAAATCAAACTTGTATTTTTTTGTTCTTGAATTAATCTGATATTTCAAAAAATTATTGAACTGAGGATACAGCGCAGTCATCAATTGTTCATCACTATTCAAACTTAGCTGCGTCTCAATCGTATTCATTTTTAAATCATTAGAAAAAACAAGGTTGGTATTCACCCCGCTATTACCCAAAGCTGTTTTCAAATATGAACTATAAATCTCATTATCACTACTAAATTCTATCCCCTTAACGTCTTCAAGAGGAACTGCCGCAACCTTTAAGGCATCACCAATAGCCGCTTTGATAACAGCTAAAAACTGCCCAAGAACAGCAGGATTGATATTGAACTGGTCTTTTGTTTTTGCGCTTGTTTCTTTTAACAAACCAATTTGACCAACCACAACCCTTGCGGCTGTGCTTTCATTAATGCTCTTTTGGATGGCTCGCATAACGGGCTGTTGAATTAAGTCCAAAAACAATCCGCTAAAATGCGGCAATCTCGTTGCAACAGTAGGATTGAATTTCCAACACCAAGCCTCAGAAACAGGTAGATCTTGCCAATAAATATAACTAGATCTTCCTCTAAGTTGCTCTGACAATGTGGGATCATATGTTCTAAACCCACCCCTTCCATCGTAGGCTTCCAAAAACTTTTGCTTGAAAAACGGAGAATATAAATCTATATCAACCCCAGGCTGTATAAACCAATACATATTCAAAGAATACAGCCAACCATACGCCCACCTACCCGTAAGCATTGTATATCTTGGGCTAGAAGGTAATTCTTGAAGCGTGTATTTATCTGGCGCATCCTGTCCATTAAAATCAAATCTTGGAGAACAAAAGAATGCCTCGTTTCGAAGCAATTGCTTTACAACATTCGTAAATTCCTCAACATAGTCAAATTTATCCAAAAACTCTTTTACAACATCTAAATCTTTTCTGTATGCAAGACTCGTATACTCAGAAGTTTTATTGCTAGGAATATTTGTACAAGAATATGTTAAATCAAAAGAAAGCATATTCCCCAAATAAGCAAGCAATCTTTTATATGGTTGAGACGTAATCTCAAAATCTTGACTAAATGATTGTAATTGTTCCTCCGAATCCTTTGGTGCTTTTAATGCTGCCTCCAAGGTAGATTCTGTTGCTTGCACTGAATTCAGAGTTATGTCTTTCATTCTCTGATTCAATAGCATTGGAGTAATTATGCCTGGAAGAAATGTTGGATCATAATTTCTTACAAATTCTAAAACATTGTAAACCTCTTCCTGAGTTGCTTCTGTTATGAGGTTTTCTTGATCATTAATTTGATCTGTCAAAGTATACCTCCTTTTAGGTTTACGCTGTTTGTGTCAATGCCATCATTTGTTCAAACACATCCGATTCGTCTGGCGTTCTAATCAATTCTTGATCTAGCAATGAAGCAAAATAGTTTCCGTAAGCAATTGAAGAATATCTGTCTTTTCTGCTTCCAGGTCGTTCAACCAATTTGACGTTTCCAGAAATCAAGGTTAATGAAAGGTTGATGCATTCATTTATAAATAAGCTTGTTTGCAAATACGGAGCAATAAAAAATGAATTTGCGGTTATATCACTTTGATCTAAAAATTCTTTTTTATAGGAAGATCGAATCATATAATCTTCCGCCTCAGACTCGCTAACCAAAAGACCAAACATTTTCTTTTGCAAAATATCCCGCATTGCAACAGCTATTTCTGCATTTAGTCTTGATGTAGCAGAAACTGGATACACAACAGGAAGAGCATTTAGCCCAGTTGTTCTTTCGCTTAACTCCTCGTATTTGCTAGAATCTATTGAAGGATGCTGCATCACAGTCCAGGGATCATACTCAATTCCTCTTTCTTCGTCTTTGGTAATAATTCCTAACTGGTCAAAAGTTGTTATCCCACTATTTAACATATCAAGCACAAGATAATCAGCGCCAAAATCATAAAATATTTGTTTGATTCGCAATGCCTGTCTGATTGAATTCACACCAGAATAAGATTCCATGTAAACCAGTTCTCTAAAATATCCTTTATGCGTTGGCAATAACCTTATACATCCCGTAATAGAAAGGTCATTTGCCTGGCCTGCCATTTGCGCAATATCACAAGCAATAAGCCTTATCTCACCTTCTTTTCTTTCAATCTGGTACGGGTTTTTCTTTGGGCTATAAGTCAGAATTCTTTGTGGATAAAATGCTCTTTTTATTTTTCTAACATTTGTAAACATCTTCAGCTTAAAATAAGCATCAGCACTTTCTCCCCAAGGAATATTATCATATTCCATAAGGGCAGTAACTTCATCCATCTTAGACTTCTCACTCTCGATTTGGTTCGCTGTTTTGATTCTATGTCTTATCGCAGCAAAATAATCAATAGCAATAAACCCCGCATTTTTGCCCTTCAACATGTTCTTGATGTTTTCTTTTGTTTCCTCGTACCACCACTCTCCCTTATGCCAAGCAGAAGAGATAAAAGCTTCTTTCGATTCTTCAACTAGGTGTTGATACTTTGGATTCTTTAAGTATGGTGCTTGTCTAATATAAGAAAAAGGACGAATAACCGCATCTACAACAGACTTATCAATAAGCCTAAATTCTTCATAGATCGTAAAAGTGCTGCGTTTACCTCTGCTCGAATCTCTTGCCGCTACAATTACAATACGGCTACCATTATGCAAATCAACCTGCTTCGTATTCATATTAGAAGTCAAGTTGCGTATTTCTCTTGCCACATTTGGGTAGTTGTC